TGGCGCTGGCCGGCGGCGACCGGATGCTGGTTGGCAGCTTCGGCGCCTGGCGCGGCGACGAGAACAACGCGCAGAAGATCCTGCTGCCGAAGCAGGAGCGGGCGAAGCTCGACCCCGAGCAGCAGGCGGCGATCAAGGCGCGGCAGGACGCGGACCGGCGTCGCGCGGAGGCGGAGCGCCAGCAGCTGGCGGACCGCGCGGCGCGGCGGGCGGCGGCCTGGTGGGCGCAGTGCGCGGACGAAGGGGCGCCGCCGTACATCGCCAAGAAGGGGCTGGCGTCGCGGCACGGGGCGCGGGTGTCTCCGGACGGCAACCTGGTGATCCCGATGCACGATGCGGCGCGCACCGTGCGCGGGCTGCAGGTCATCTACTCTGACCCCAAGGTGCGCGAGCGCAAGGGGCGGGACAAGGACTACGCGCCGCCCGGCTTGGCCAAGCGCGGGCTCTTCTTCGGCATCGGCGCGCTGACCTCGGGCGCGATCGCGCTGGTGTGCGAGGGCTTCGCCACCGGCGCCAGCCTGCACGAGGCGACCGGGCTGCCGGTGGTCGTGGCGTTCGACGCGGGGAACCTGCTGCCGGTGGCCGAGGCGCTGCGCAAGACCTACAAGCGCCGGCTGCGGCTGCTGTTCTGCGCCGACGATGACTACTTGGGCACGTGCGCGGCGTGCAAGCAGTACACGCAGGTCGACGCGCCCGCGTTTAAGAACTCCCCCGGTGCCCCCCCAACCCGGTCCGAGTCAGAGTCGGTCGGCGCGGGTTCGACGGCGGTGCCAGCGGCTGGCTCTGACCCAGAGGCCGCTGCACCGCCCACGGAAACGGGCCGTTGCATGCACTGCGGCGCCCCGCACGGCAAGGTCAACACCGGCGTGTTGCGGGCGCAGTCGGCGGCGCTGGCGGTCGACGGGGCGGTGTGCGTGCCGCGGTTCCCGGCCGATCGGCCGACCAACCGCAAGGGGCCGACCGACTTCAACGACCTGCACACGCACCCGCTGGGCGGGCTCCAGGCGGTGGCGGCGCAGGTGGAGGCCTCCATCACGGTGGCGGGGTGGCGCGCTCAGGGGGGGGCGGCGCGGGTGCTCGCGGCAGGGGGGGCGGGGAAAGACGCGCTCAAGAGCCTGCTGACGGTGGACGAGGCCGCGGCGCGCTACAGCCTGGTCTACGCCGCGCGCGGCACGCTGTTCGATCACGTCGAGCACCAGCTCGTGGCGAAGGACGACGTCCGCGACCTGCTGCAGGACCACGGCTGGCGCGAGTGGAAGACGCACCCGGCGCGGCGCGTGGTGCGGCTGGCGGAGGTCGGCTTCGACCCCACCGAGCGCGACGCGACCGTCACCTGCAACCTGTGGGCCGGCTGGCCGACGCAGCCGAAGCCCGGCAGCTGCGAGATGCTGCTCGACCTGCTGCGCTACCTGTGCGGCGGCGAGGGCAACAGCGCCGACGTGTTCAGCTGGGTGCTGCGGTGGATCGCGTACCCCATTCAGCACCCCGGCGCCAAGATGAAGACCGCGCTGGTCTTTCACGGACCGCAGGGCGCCGGGAAAAACCTGTTCTTCGAGGCGGTGATGTCGATCTACGGCTGCTATGGCCGGATCGTCGACCAGTCCGCGGTCGAGGACAAGTTCAACGACTGGCTCAGCCGCCGCCTGTTCCTCATCGCCGACGAGGTGGTGGCGCGCGCCGAGCTGTACCACGTCAAGAACAAGCTCAAGGGGCTGATCACCGGCGACTGGATCCGCATCAACCCCAAGAACGTCACGCCGCACGATGAGCGCAACCACGTCAACCTCGTGTTCCTGAGCAACGAGAAGCAGCCGCTGGTGCTCGAGGAAGACGACCGACGCTACGTGGTCGTGTGGACGCCGCCGAGCATCAGCGAGAAGTTCTACCGCGAGGTGGCGGACGAACTCGCCGCCGGCGGCGCCGCGGCGCTGCATGCCTACCTGCTGGATCTCGACCTCGGCGACTTCGGCCCGCACGCCAAGCCGCCGGCCACGGATTCGCGCAAAGACCTGATCGAGCTTGGCCGCGACAGCGTGAGCGTGTTCCTGCGCGACTGGGAGGCCGGCGAGACCGTCTACCCGGTGCTGCCGGCGCTCAGCAGCGACTTCTACGAGGCGTACAGCCGATGGTGCCGCCGATCCGGCGAGAACCGGCCGCGCACGCACAACCAGTTCGCCGGGGATCTCCGCAAGCGGCCAGGGTGGACCGTCGAGCCGCGGCATGTGTACGACACCGCCGACTGCTTCGGCCAGACCCGCCCGCGGCGGATCGCCGTGCCGCCGGCCGGCGCCCTGCAGCGCGCCGGCACGGCGCAGCCCGAGGGCGAACTGCAGGCCAAGTGGCTGACGCGCAGTTTTTTTTCCTTCAGGGGCTCGCTGGAGGCCCTGTGAATCCGATACGCACCTGAGCCCGATACGCACCCCGATACGCACCCCGATACGCACTAAGTAACTGATTTTCTTCAATGATACGCACGATACGCACGTGCCTTTTTCTTACCGCGTTTTTCACGCGCGCGCGCGCACGTCAATTCATTTCACCACTTCTAGAGTTAGGAAAGAAGCGTATCGCGCGTATCAAGTGTGCCGGATCAATGAGTTACCGCGTATCGGCCTGCGTATCGGCCTGCGTATCGGACCTCGGGTGCGTATCGGAGCCTTCGATGGGGCGCAAATGGCCGACGCCCAGCACGTGACGCAGGCCGAATTTGCCCGCCAGCTCGGCGTCGACCGGGCGCACGTCACGCGGCTGAAGCACGCCGGGCGGCTGGTCATGCACGGCCGGCACGTCCTGGTCGAGGAAAGCCGGCGGCGGATCGACGCCACCGGCGGCATCCGGCCCGATGTCGCCGCGCGGCACCAGCAGGGCAGGGCGGGGCGTCGGCCCGCGCCGGCGGCCGAGGCTCAGGGTGCGCCCGATCAGCCCGCCACGCCGCCCGTGGACGCCCGCAGCGTCGAAGACTGGCGGGGTCTGCGCGTCAAGAGCGAAGCGCGCCGCATGCAGGCGCAGGCCGACCGCGAGGAGATGGAGCGCGACCGCCTCGCCGGCAGCTTGATCGACCGCGAAGACGCCGGCCGCGCCATGCGCGATGTCGGCGCCAGCGTCCGCGCCGCGCTGGAGAACTTCGCCGACCAGGTTGCGCCGCTGGTGGCGCCGGTGTCCGATCTCGACGAGGTGCACGCCATCCTCGCCGAGCAGTGCCGCAACGTGCTCACGCACGTGGCGGAGGTCCTCCGCAAGGAGGCGCCGTCGTGATGCGATTTACGGCGAAACAACGGCTGTTTGCATTTGGGCACGCATCGCGTGTCAGTTCAGAGGAGGAAACGTATGGCTTGCGATTGGGCGCGGACAGCGCTGGTGATTCTGCTGTCGGTGGCGTCGGTCCCGGTAGTGATGGGGCTCGGCGTGCTGGCGTTCATGCTGTGGAACATGCTGCGAGGAAAAGGAGGGTGGCCGCAATGATGGAAACACTAGATCGCGTTGAAGAACTGGCGCGGCAGCTCGAAATCGCAAGGCGCGCATTGTTTCAGGCGCAAGAGGCGGCAAAGGCGCTAAACACTGAGAACCGGCGCCTGCTCGCGTTGGTTCCTGCAAACGCGATCGCCTGGCAGCAGCGTGCCATTGAGGCCGAAAATCTCGATTTGTGTCGGTCGAACATCATCGGCCGAATTGCGTGCGCGGCCCTCGGCGCCAAGAACAACGTGAGCGACGGGGCTGTCGTCGATGCGGTTGAGCGTCTCGCTGCGGTACGAAAGGCCGCGCAGGCGCTCGCCGATGAGGCGCAGGAGTACGCGATGGACTTCGGGCTTGGGTGCGCGGCTCCGTTGGATTTATGGCAGGAGCTATGGTCGGCTCTTGATCCGGACGAAAACACGTGATCGGTTTGCCCTCCGGCGCCCCCTGGCTGCGCCACCAGGCCGCCGCCGCCGTCGCCCCGCGCCACATCCTCACCGTCTCCGAGTGGGCCGACCGTCACCGCGAACTCACCGGCAAGCAGGCCGGCGAGCGCGGCCGGTGGCGCACGGCGCGCACGCCGTACCTGCGCGAGATCATGGACTGCCTGTCCGCCAGCAGCCGCGTCACCGACATCGTCGTGATGAAGTCCAGCCAGGTCGGCGTCACCGAAGCGATGATCAACTGGCTTGGCTACATCATCGACCACGCCCCCGCGCCGGTGATGGTGCTCATGCCCTCGCTCGAGCTGCGCGACGCCTGGAAGGTGCAGAAGCTGAACCCGCTGCTCACCGAGACGCCGGCGGTGCGCGAGATCCTGGGCGGCCTGCGCAGCCGCGACGCCGCCAACCGGCAGGATGTCATCGACTTCCCCGGCGGCGTGCTGTTCCTGGCCGGCGGCAACAGCCCGAACAGCTACGCGCAGCGCAGCGTCCGCTACCTCGCGCTCGATGATCTCGACCGCTTCCCGGCCGAGGTCGGCGACGAAGGCGACCCGATCTTTCTCTCGAAAGGCCGCACCAAGAGCTTCCAGCGCGCCAAGCGGCTGTACGTGAGCACGCCCACCGTGCGCGACACCAGCCTCATCTGGCGCGAGTGGGACCGCTCCGATCAGCGCGTCTGGCACATGCCGTGCCCGCACTGCGGCACGTACCGGCCGTTTGAGTTCTCCGAGACGCTGTGCCTGGCGCCGTGGCGCGGCGGCTGTTTGCACTACAGCGCCGAATCAGATCAAGCATGGTATGCGTGCGGGGAGTGCGCTGCGGTGATCGCCGAGCATCACAAGCCCGCCATGCTTGCCGCCGGCCGCTGGATCGCCACGCACCCCGAGCGCAAGACCCGCGGCTACCACCTCTCGGCGCTGTTCGCTCCGATCGGCCTCGGCCCTTCCTGGCTCGACCTAGCGCGCGAGCACGCGCAGGCGGCGCGCAGCACGACCACGCTGCGCACCTTCGTCAACACGCAGCTCGGCCTGGCCTACGAGGAGCAGGGCGACAGCGTCGAGCCGGTGGGGCTGCTGGCGCGGCTGGAGGAGTACCCGGAGCCGCTGGCCGGCATCGAGCTGCGCACGGCCGGCGTCGACGTCCAGAAAGACCGCCTGGAACTCACCGCCGCCGACTGGACCGCCGAGGAGGAATGCTGGGTGCTGGAGCACCTGATCCTGCCCGGCGACACCGCGCAGCCTGAGGTCTGGGACATGCTGGCCGAGACGCTGCTCGAGCTCGCCGTGCACAGCGTGGCGATCGACGCCGGCTACCAGACCAGCATGGTGCGCGCCTTCTGCGCCGCGCGGCCGTGGGCGGCGCCCACCAAGGGCATCGCCGGCCCGTACCGGCCGCTGGTCGAAGACGAGCGCACCCGCCGGGCCCGCCTGCGCCGCAAGCGCAAGGGCGTGTACGTCGAGCCCGTGGGCGTCGACCAGGGCAAGGCGCTCGTCTACAGCCGCCTGCGCATGCCCAAGCCCGGCCCCGGCTACGTGCACTTCCCGCGCGAGCCGTGGGCGGATGACGAGTACTTCGCGCAGCTCACCGCCGAGAAGCTGGTCACCAAGATGCGCGGCAGCCGCCCGTACAGCGAGTGGGTGCAGACCCGCCCGCGCAACGAGGCGCTGGATTGCCTGCTGCTGGCGCTGGTCGCCCGCCGCCTGCCGCTGGCGCGCAACCGGCCAGGCGCCGCCGCCGCCGCCCCGCAGATCCGCCGCATCCGCGGCAACTTTGTCAAAGCCTGGAAGGGCGTATAGGAGTTTGCAATGCACATGTTTTCTGCTGCCGTCGCTTGCATCGAATCGTCCGCGGCCGACTTGCCAATCGCTCCTGCGTCGCTTGACCTGAAATGCTGTACGTCAAAACAGTATCGAGAGTGGTTGACCGCCGCGCGCAGTGCTCCGCCGGATCCAAAGATCGGCTTTTGCGAAGACTGCACCCCAGACTATCAAGCGTCGATGCGCAAAGACGGGCGATGCGTGCGCCCGAAAATCATGTTTTTCCGTGAAGTGGCGACGACGTTTAGACAGCGCGATGTTGCAGCGTTGCGCGACCATGACCCTGACGCACCTTCGCCGTTTGCAGCCCTCGTCAAAGCATTATCGAAAGCCGGAGACGAACAGCGTGCCGCCTTGGAAGCGAAACTTGCCAGGGCGGAGGCGATGAAAGTAGAAGCGGCGGCGGCGCAATCCGCAAAAGAAAAAACAGCAGCGGCGGCGGCTGCTAGAAAAGTTGCAGAGGCATCAAAGACTCGGGCAGCGAATGCAACCGCAGCCAAACTAGAAAGGGCGGCAAACGCAGCGACCGCGAAAGCGGCGAAGGCGAAAGCGACCTTGAAAGCGCTTGATGGCGCCAAGAAAAACGAAGCGGAAAAGGACTGCGTTGTGGTCGGTTACTTTAACGAAGCAGGGAAAGGTGCGGTCTATGGCGCTTACGCTGCATCGAGCTATCACTTCGTCGACATAAAGTCCGGAGTCGAAGTGCTGGCAGTCGACGAGCGCATCGGTTGATGTTTGTCTGCCGTGAACATCCGCACCATCCGCATCCGCCCGCGCCGCCTCGCCGCCCCCGCCCGCGCCTACACCGCGGCCGAGCTCGCCGAGCGCCAGGCCGCGCGCCTGCCCGCGCACATCGACGAAATGTGCCGCGACTGGGGCGCGTGGGTGGCCACCCGGCGCCTGGCCGCTCCGCGGCCGCTGGGCAGCGTGCTCGGCCGGCTGCGCACCGCCAGCAGCACGGCGCCTGGCGAAGGCCCGCGCGTGCGGCTCGACCAGCACTGCGCCGCCTTTCACTGCGCCCTGCAGAGCCAGGACGAGCGCGGCGTGGCCGTGCTGTGGGCGCAGTACGCGCTGCCGGCGCAGGGCGTGCGGCTGCCCGTGCGGCGCGTGGCCGAGGCGCTGCACATGGACCGCTCGACCGCCTACCGCCTGCGCGAGCGCGTGGCCGTGGCCGCCTACGGCGCGCATGAGCGGGTGATCGACGCCCACCGCGCGCTCGGCATCGCCGACACGCCAGCGGACTAACGCCGCCGCCTGTCGCGCAAGTCGCGACACTTGAACGCGACACTTTGGGCGAAAATTCGGCCTGATTCGGCTACGTTGCCAGACGTGCCGGATCGCCTCCTCGGCTTTCTCCTGACCTGCCTTAGCCCGCGTCCCCGCGGGCTTTTTTCTGGGCGCGCATGATCTCGATCGGCATCGACACCTCGGGCGTCGACCCGCTGCTGCGCCGGTTCGAGCGGCGCGTCGCCAGCGCCGCCGCCACCGCGCTCACGCGCACGGTGCAGAGCGCCAAGGGCCGCATCGAGCGGGAGATGCCGCGCGTGTTCGACCGGCCGACGGCCTGGACGCTGCGGTCGCTGCGCATCGAGACCGCGCGGCGCGACAAGCTCAGCGCCGCGGTGTTCATCAAGGACCGCGACGCCGGCGACGTGGCCGGCGAGAAAAGCCACCTCTGGCCGCAGATCCGGGGCGGCCAGCGCCGGCACAAAGCGTTCGAGGCGAGGCTGCGCCGGCAGGCGTGGATCGACCCCGGCGAGTACCTGGCGCCCGCCAAGGGCACGACGCTCGACGCCTACGGCAACATGCCGGCCGGCGTCGTCCGGCAGATCCTCAGCCAGCTCGGCGCCGCCAACGCCGCGGATAACAGCGGCTACGACAGCAACGTGAAGCGCGGCGCAAAGCAGAGCGCGCAGAGCAAGCGCCGGCAGCTCAAGGCCGGCACCTACTTCATCCCGCGCCGCGGCGCCGCGCTGCCGCGCGGCATCTACCAGCGGAAGCTCACCGGCTTCGGCTGGGCCACGCGCATGGTGTTCGCCATCGTCTCGCGGCCGAGCTACCGGCCGCGGCTGCCGTTCAAC